GACACACTCGAGGCAACACAAGAAGCCCAGGTTTGATGAGCCCAGTGTACACCATTTTGAAGAAAATTTGCAACGTAGTTTGCAAGGAGTGTTTGTCAACCCATGCCACAAAATATGAGACCAAGTTGATTATAGATCACACTCACGGATTGTGTTTTAACATCAAGGTCAAGACAGGAGTCAAGAATCAAACCCAGAGTCTACTAGTTAGATTCGACGATTTGTATCTTGATTCAGGGTGGTCTTTGACATCGGGTGTGAATTTCATCAACGAGTTGTCAGGTTTGTTAGCCACATGTTTTGATAACCCAGAACATGTGTTTGCCGCGGACAAGGAAGGCAAGATGTTTATTTTGCAGAACGATGCTCGCGGCAAATGCTTGTTTGACTGGGAATTCCGAACAGTCAATTTGTATATTGATAAAGACGATGACAAGATGGATTCTGTGAAAACGAAGTTTGATCCAAGCGTTGAAGGTGACGACGGTGGTGGAATTATCGCGAGGATTTTCTCCGATCCGCGCAATCAGAAGATAGTTGAAGCCAACCAGAAGGATTTGGGATATGCGGCCAAGCTCAAATTCGTCACCGATGGCCGGTTAGAGTACATAGGAATACACATGAGGTTTCAGAATGGAAAGCCTTTTAGCACCAGTTCCTGGTGCCCAGGTATCATGCGTTCCTTAGGGAAATTGGGGGCTAAGGTTGGAAACGACAACAGCCTACAAGCACAGCTTGCCCGATTTCTCTCAATAGGCACCATGTTTTCTTCAACCATACAACCAATGTGTGAGTCTTTTGTTAACAGCGGTCAACGTATCTTAGATCAAAACGGAGAACACCTGTTGAATGAGGAAATAGTTGTCAAGGAGTGGGATGATTTGTGGAAAGCAGGCGTGTGCGAGGGCAAGCATACCCTTCGTAAGATTTACGACAATGCCTGCCAGAAGATGGCCAGTTCCATTGGCCCTCCCATGAAGGACCAGATACAAATGATCAACACCTCCATATTCCAACGCCATGACGGCGAATTCACAGGTGAACATTTTGCCCGTCTACAGTATTTCGCATCTCAATTACAATTTAGTGACGAAGACGAAGCAAACTTTTGTTCATTGCCAGCGCCTATGTGGCCCAGACCACCAGGGGGGGAAGAACCTGTTCCCCACCTGGACGTGTTAGACTAATTGATAATGTTTCACCCGAAACAGAACTTCACCATACAGGAAGTTCTGTTTTGGACAGGAGCCAACTGATGAGTCCCGCCTGTATAAATATTGGGGACGAAATGCACTACG